AAGCAAATTGGTAATTCTTATTTTACCCAGAAAGATTTAGAAAATGTAGAAGTTATTAAAGTTGATAATGAAGAATGGGTAGTTTTTGATGACCCTAAACCAGATGACCGCTATGCTATTGGGGTGGATGTGGCTGCTGGTGTTAATAGAGATTACAGCGTTGTGTTTGTTATTTCTAAAACAACTTATCAACCTGTGCTAATTTATCGTTCCAATAAAATAAATCCTGTTTCTCTTGCAGAGATTATTATTGATGTTTCAGGAAACTACAACGATGCTCTAACACTTGTAGAAAGCAACAACTATGGTAATGTTGTTCTTAATGAACTACGACATCAGGGCTTCCGTAGGTTCTGGATGGATGAGGACGGAAAGGACTGGACTACAACAATTAAAACAAAAACCCTTATGTTTGAGAATTTAAAAACTTTAATTCGTGAGGGCTACATCTACAACATAGACAACATAACATTTGGAGAAATAAGAAGCCTGCAAGTAAATGAAAAGGGACACATCCAAATCCCAGATAATCTTGCATCTCACGGAGACAACGCTGTTGCTATGTCCCTGTGTGCTATGTGTCTTGGAAATGTTAAACTACCAAAGACAACTTATCTACCAGATTTTATTAAACATAAAAGAAGCCAGCGCATCCTACAAACTGCTGGTGTCGCCAATCATAAACATAGACGCTATTAAAGGAGATTACTATGGAAGAAAGAAAACCTAACGAGCATAGGCTTGTAGCCCACTTTGGAGCATCGCTTCGTCTGGTCTCACCAGATGGTTATTTGCGTTGTTGCAAGTGCAGAGCAGCCAAACCAGAGGAAAGTGGCTTTTTTAAAAAAGATAAATTAAATGATGACGAGGGCTTTTGTAAGGATTGCATTAAGGAACACGGGAGAGAAAGACTACACTTGACCTTTCCTCATAAGGTAGAGAAGGAAAATTAATTATGCCTAGAACTAATAAAGACACAATTGCTCTCCTGCGAATGGTTCTCACCGACCATAGAGACTTCTGGGAAAGCCAGATGGGAGAACTTAAACGCTACAAGAATGCCTATGAAAATAAGTTTTGGGAAGGTGAGACACACGCAGACCAAATGATTAGGGTTGAGACTGCTGATTGTTTTTCTTATGTTGAGGGATTTATTGCTGCTCTTTTTTCCAAGGCTCCTGCGGTTGTTATTGGGGCTGACGCAGCAAATGCAGCAGGAGACCCTGACCTAGCACAAGCCGCTGCAAATCGTTGGCTATTCGCCCAGAGAGAACAACTAGAAATTGCTTCTCGTCTTGCTCTTATTTATCCTAATTCTTTTTTAAAATTATCTCCTGTTGATAGTGAGGAGATGTTAGAGAAAGTTTCTATTCGTGCTGTCCCTGCTTGGGAAGTTGTTGTTGATAGAGATGCTAGTGGTTGGGACAAGCAAAGATTTTGCGGACATCATTACTTCTTAACTATTCCAGAGGCAAGAGAAAAATTTGGAGCAAAGAACTTCACAGCAGTTCCTAAACAAGATTACTTTGGGACTGGTGATAGAAACTATCGTGGTGGTGCAGACATCTATGGCTATTCAGGTGCAACCTACACAGACTTACCTGATGATTACCTTTACATAGAAGTTTTAGAATTCTATGATTTTGCTTACGACCAACTTTACTTCTGGTCTCCCAACTACAAGAACGGAGAAGAACTATTACAGAAAACTGAAATCCCTGTGAGAACTTATGACGACCGCCCCCTTTCTAATCTTGCTCCCCTCTATTATGCTCGTAAGCCTGAAAAGCCTATGGATGGTTTATCAGCAGTTTCTAGAATTTACGACCAGATTTACGAGAAAAACATTTTAAGAACTTATTGGGCTAATGCTGTTCGTCGTGATAGTCGCCAGTTCATTTACAAGGAAGGTGCTTTTGATGAGGAAGAATTAGCAAAGATTACTGCTGGTGTTGATGGGGCTATGATTGCAACAGACGAGCAGACACTTGCTGGTCTTATCCAAGCAATTCAGGTAGAACCAATTACAACTAACTTTGACCGCTACTTAAACCAAATAGAACAGGACATTAACAGAGGTTCTATCTTGGCTCCTTTCAGTAGAGGAGAAGCCACCCGTGCAACTGCAACAGAGATTACAGCCCTTGCTTCTTATTCTGCTAGTGAGATTGGTAAGATGGCGAGAGAGCGTGATTTTGCAATAGAAATGATTGCGGACATTTATTTGCGCCAACTATCCCTTTTAGCAGAAGATGGAGACAAAGCAGTCCTATCAGTTGGTGGTAAGGCAAAAGTTATTACTGCAAAAGACCTGCACGGAAAGTTCCGCATCTCTGCCCTAGACCAAGGCAACCAGCCAATTGCAGATGCAATCAAAAAACAAAATCTTATTTCTCTTCTACCAGTTCTTACATCCCTAGGCGTTCCTGCTGATAAATTAAAGGCAGAAATTATTAGGGCTTATGAACTACCAGAAGATTTTTTAAAAGCCCCAGAACCCGAACCAGAGGCTCCCAAAGTAGGTTCCCGTAGTGTTCCAGAGGAAGAGGCATTACAAGAAGGCACACCAACAGAACAAGCAACTGGTGCAGAGACACTAGCAAACGCACTTGTTGGTTCAGCAGACCAAATCACAGGAGAATAATTTATGCCTTTTTATCAATTCAGTTGCTACAATTGTGGAAAGAAACACGAAGCGATGTGTTCTTGGGAAGCCATAGAAGGTTTAGTCAAGGAAGGCTTTTGTGGTTCCAATCTTTTCTTTGACCCTAATTCTGTAAAAGAATTTGCAGAAGATGGAAGTGATGGTTGTGGAGGAGAACTTTACAGGGTTATTACAGCACCTAACATTATTGGCGAGACCACAGGTAAGTGGGGCGTTAATGGTTATTATTCCAAAGCCCTTGGTGCTTATGTAGATAGTCCAAGAGCAGAAGAAAAAATTATGAATGCCCGTGGCTACATTAGAGAAAGCGATTTAGGACACCACGGATGGAACGATGCAGTAGAAGCAAAGCAAACAAGGATGAAAAAGAAAGAAGCAGATGTTAGACAGATTGAGGCAGACATCGCATCTGGAATGGATAAGGGTGAGGCTTACGCAAAGACATTCTCTGCTGAAAGGGCTTTATCTGGCGAACTAGATAAACTTTATGGTGGAGAAGACTAATGGCTGAAAACGACCAACACAGATTGTGTAAAGACCACGGACACTTTGTTGTTGCTTGGGGACGCTCTACTGCTTGTCCTGTTTGCGGAGAACTATGCAAAGCACATCCTGACTTTCATAGACAGAAACAAGGATTTCATTTTATTGGTGCAGAGGGAACTGGTTATTTTTCCAAAGCCCTAGGTAGAGAAGTTGGTTCCAAAAGACAAGAAGAAAAAATAATGAATGCTAATGGCTACATAGCAGAAAGCGATTTGCCTTCTCATTATTGGGAAGACCAAACCGAAATAAGAAAAGAAAAGATTTATCGTCAGGAAACAGAAGTCCGTGCGATAGAAGAACAATTAAAACTTGGTGTGGATTTAGGCGAAGCAATAGCAAACACCTTTTCCGCAGAGCGTTGCTTATCAGGGGAACTTGATGAGATTTATGATAATAAAACAGAAACCATAAAGGAGAATTAAAATGGCTACTGAAATAATAATCGCAGGTCGTTCCCCAGAGGAAAGCCCACTTGCAGAAGACCTTAACGAAGCAGAGATGACTGATGAAATGAACTATGAGGCTATGTCCCCAGAAGGTTCTTTCACTATGAATTCTATGAATGCTCTTGTTAAGGCAACTAACAAACTACTACCAGCATTCGGTCAGGCTCCTGACTATCCTACTTTTGATGCTGATGTCTCAAAGTTCCCAACAGAATTTACACGCATTCTTGCTATGTTCTCTGCTGCTACTAATGACGCTGCTGAAATGGAAGTGATAGACCCAGAGATGGTAATTTCTCTTGATGCTATTACCGATGACCGCTCACTTAAAATGCTTGCTGGTCGTGTAGATGCTCTCTCTCGCAACAAGGACTTTAAGAAATTTCTAAAAGAACCTATGCCTATGAAGGAAGAGGAAGAAGTGTCTGGTGCAGAAACTGCTATGGAAGGTGAAGAAATGACCGACGAGCAGATGGATGCTATGTTTATGGAGAGGATGTAATGCCTATTCATAAAACAAAAGGAGGCTACAAAATAAAAAATGTAGCAGGTAAATCAAAAACTAAAAAAGCAGCGAAGAAGCGTCTTGCTGCAATTAAAACTAAACAATCAAAAGGAATGAAGAAAAAATGAATAACGAAACAATAGAGACTGGAAACAGCACCTCTGTTGAGAACAACGATGTAGTTGAGACAACAGAGACACCCGAAGCATTTGAGGCATCACCTCATCTTGCAGAAGACCTCACGATAGATGACCTACTAGGATTATCCGCAGAGCAATTCCCAGAATTCGCTGATGATGCAAACCACAAAGGAATGAAACCACTTCATAACTGGGTTCAGCATTTACCAGAAGATGTGAGAAAGCATCTAGGAAATCTTCGTTCGTCTTACACCAAGAAGACCCAAGAACTTGCTGCTATTCGTAAAGAATTAGAGCAGGAACGCTTACTTTTGGAACAGCAGAGGTCTAGCACCATAAACAACCCTGCTTATCAAAGAGCAGTAGAAATTGCTAATAATCAGGAAGAATTTGACCTTTATGACCCAGAGGGAATGAAGCGTGAAATTGAGAGACAGGCTGCTTTGCAGTTAAAGCAAATGCTAGAACCTGCGAGAGAACAAATTAAAATGGAACAGAGAAAGATGGAATTGGAAAGATTTAAAGCAGCCAATCCTGAAATCACAGATGATGCCTACCGCATCCCTATTGCAAAGATGCTTATGGAGCGTCCAGAATTGCGTTTAGAGGACGCTTACTACATAGTGAAGGCAAAGGTAGGGGCAGAAAGAATAGAGGCAGAGAAAGCCGAAATAGAAGCCCAGAGAGCCAATCGTCGTGCTGCTCTCAAACAGACTTCATCTGGTGCTAATGCATCCCCATCTGGAACACCCAAGTTCCGTGATGCTTGGTCTGCTTATCAGTTCCATAAGTCCCGTCAGCAGAAGATTTAATTATCCTCCAAGATGATTAACTTGACCTTCCCTATTTAATGTAGGGAGGGTCTTTTTTTATGGCTACTAAATCAACTAAACCTGCAAAGGGAAAACGCTTTACCAAAACTTACACAGATAAGAAAACTGGAAGAAAGCGTAAGGTTTCCTACGGGCAAGCAGGTGCAAAAAACAAATCAGGCAAACAACGCATTCAGCCCAGCACAAAGAAGGGCGATGCCTATTGCGCTCGTTCTTATGGAATTAAAAAAGGACTACCAAAAGAAAAACAAAACGACCCTAACACCCCCAATAATTTAAGTCGTAAAAAGTGGAAATGTGTAGGCAAAAAGAGCCGAAGATAATTTTTACTTGACGATTTCTTACTTAATGAGACGGGCAACCTTTCCCTCCGTAAAATCTATTGACCTCTTTGAGACACCAAGGATTTAAAAATGGTGAAGGAACTAAAAACTAAAACCTCTTTCCAGAGACACTTTTAATTTTAGATAATTCACAATCATAGGATTTTACAAAAAAGGAAGGATAAAACTATGGCTATTTCTAATGACTTGCTTTCCTCAACCCTCTATTCTATCCGTGATGGAGAGGTTGATGCTCTTTACCAGAAGGTCGCATTTCTAGACCACGCCCGTAAGAGCGGAGGAATTGATTACGAAGATGGTGGGATTAAAATTCAGCGTCCCCTATCAATTGCGGAACACAGCACAATCACCGAACTACCTACTGGCTATGAACCTGTTTCACTTGCCGTTAAGG